TTACGCCGACCGCACCAGCCCGAGGCGGGGCACAAGCCCCTCAATGACCACGCACCGCTGAAGCCATGCGACATCAGCCGTGGGCGGTGCCGAAGCGCCGAATGCTGGCACGAACTTGTAGCTTGAATTGGCATCGGTATTGCCCGCATCGCAGGGTATGCCGCCATAGGTGATCGGCATCCATCCGCCTGCACCTGACAGTGTTCCCCACATCAAGGCACCGCCGGAATAGGTCCGTAAACCATTGTTCGCCCGCGTAACGAAGCTGGTAAATGGAACACGCTGTAAGGGGTTGGCTTTGGCGAGCATAATGGCAGTGACCGTTTTACCGGACATCGAAGCCCGCTCCGTCGCATCGAACGAATTCGAGATGGACGAAAAATGCCCGTTGGCGTCGGCCGGCTTGACCTTGGCCGAGTACGCCGCACCCGCGCCAGGATGAATATTTGCCGGGTCGGTATCCTTGGCTGCCGAACCGCCCGACACAGCAGAAAAGTTGACCGGAAGCGCGCCAGACCAATTAGAAAGATCGCCGTTCACGAACAGGTTCGTGCCGATCGGCAGCTCCATCCAGCTGACCGTTGAAAACGCCGCCCTCTTTGCTTTCCGGAAGGACGCCATAAGCGCACCGGCAGCGAGACGCGCACCCTCATCGTTACCTTGGGTGTCGGACGGATGGTACACGGGCGAAACATCGTTCGTCCGATAGAGGATCGGGGCTTTGCCCGCGTCGATATAAAGCTTGTATGTATCGACAAGGGTGAGACTCGGGAAAACCTGTGCCACGCCGACGATGGCGTTATAAACCTTGTCGTAACCGGCGTTGTCGCGCCACGGGTTTTGGGTGGTGATGACCTGCGGTACGTCTTTCCATTGCCAACTGATCAAGCCGATGATCGACCAAAACAGTCCGCGCCCGATCGCCAAATCATTCCCCGGCGTTTCGAATGAGGACATGTTGTGCCCGTGATGGGTGATAGCAACATCGGGTCTCGGGATCGCGTCGATTGCGGTCGGCTTGCGCGATGCCTCAAACATGCAGCCGGCGACTTGGCCGGGAAGAGCAGCCAGCCAGAAGTCAATCGTCTGAGACGTTCCATTGCGGATGACAACCGGCGCGGCATAGTCCTTAGGGCCATTGGCAGAGGAGCCGCCCCATTCAGCCCAGCGGTGCATGATGACGGTCGCATTGTAGAGTTCGCCGAGGGCGACGGCGAACTTGTAATACGGGCCGTATTCGGAATAGCCGGTACTATCGGTGTTTGCGAAAATATTGACGTTCTGTCCGGCTCCAAGCTTAGTCTTCAGCGGGCCGAAGGCGGAGCTTACCTGGTTGACGGAGAATACGTCTGCCTCACTTGCTGACAACGCCAGCGGACCATTTTGCGGCAGGATAAGAGGCAGGTTCGCAAACTGCATCAGGTGTTGTCCCATACGTTGAGCGTCTGTCCGCCGAGGTTGTTGCGCGCGACCAGGCGCAAGCTCGGAAACTTGGCAATGCGGACGATCGGCGTGGATATCCGATGCAGGGTAGCAACCGTTACCCACGCAGCATCTGTCGAGACGCGGGCCTGCACATCCACTGTCGTTTGATCGCTGGTCGCGGCGATCTGGAGGTAGCTCTCGTCGGCAGGCGTCCAGGCTGCGCTTTCGAAGGTCTCGACGTTGGTTGTGAGCCTGATCATGTGTTGCCTCCTTCTGGCCAAACGATAGTTGTGACCGCCTCGGCGGTGGTCGCGGCCAGAACGCTGACGGTTAGTTCACCGAGCAGCGTTTGACACCTGACGACATGCGCCTTGCCGTCGCGACCGGCCTGCTGAATTTGACCAGCGTTGTGCATTTTCCATGCCCACACGCCGGCTTCGTCGCAGACCCAAAAAGGCGTCGTCCAGTTGGTCGGCAGATTGGGCATGATGCTGTCCGTGACAGAACCCATCAGGTTGATTTGCGCCTTGATGTCGCTCGGATAGAAGTGAGTGTTTCCAAGCGCATTGGACTTGAAGCCGCCTGTGATCGTCGCCTCGCACGCCAATCGTAGAACCTCGACGCGGGCTGCTTTAACGACCGAAACGTCCGTCAGGTGCGGAGAGCTAAAAGTCCATTTTCCATTTTGCCCGCGAATTCCAACGTCGCCAACGGCAGGCGGGAATTTGCTGTCAACGGCGACGACTGTGAATACGTCTGCAATTGGATCGTCTGTTTCTTTTAGTGCGCAAACAACCCCGGAGGCATTCAGTACAGCGAACATGATTTATCCCCTCACAATCGTCTGGATTGCCATCGTGGCAGTCATATTTCCGGTCCCGCCCGTTCTGCCTGCGTAGCTCAGGGTTCGCCAACCTTCTGCGGGCGTAAAAGATGCGGTGGAGATGAGCGCCTGGTTGTAGCCTGCGGTCGAAGCCTGCATGCCACTATCGGATGCAAACCCCTGCACACCATCCAGCGTCAAAGATATGTTGACGCCTCCGCCTGCCGTATCACTTCTTGCAAAGCCATTGACGACGCTGAAAAACGCCTCATCGCCCCAAGTGAGGAAAGAGCAGGAAATGCTACCGCCGAGATCGATGTAGGAAGACGATGAGGTACTATTTGTCGCCGATCCACCGGTAACGTTAAGCTGACGGCGATTAAACCAGTTGATGCACCCTCGATAGTTTGGAGTGTCCGCGAAATTGGATGTTGCGTTGGTCCGGATTTTCCCCACGAGTGTCCGAGCTGGATCGCCAGACTTGATTTCAGCGCCTGTTAGGACATCAGTGGCATGGGCCGTAGCGGACGCTTCTAGCGCGATCGCTCCTCCGGATACGAATGCATAGATATTGTAGATCGTGTTCGCCGCCAAGCCCGCATTGCTGAGGGATACGCCGGCGGCCGGCAGCCGATAGGATGTCCCGTTAATGATGAGGGCGTTACCTGCGAACGGCATCAAAATCAGCGAGGTCGCTGACGCCACGGATAGCCGGCACTGACCAAGGTTGCTCGGGATATCGGATAACGCCAAATCGGTGAGCCGGAACGCTGCGCCGTCGAAAGTGGCCGTAATGACACTTCCGGCTGGTATAGCTCCTCTTTGAAGAGAGTTGCCAAACTTTCCCACGAGTGGGATTGCGCCGAGACCATTCACGTTGATCGTGACGGCGTCAGTGTTACTGTTCGCGATGAGGACGCGCACCGTTGTTCCGGCAAGAAGCGCGGCCGGTGCGGGATTAAGCGTTACCGTGATTGCATTGGCGGTGCCGCCTGCAACGGCATAATTCCACTTTCCGGACTGCACATCGAGCGCCAGTTTTTCGACGTATGTGCCACCGATCCGCTCGAACACGCGACCATCTGGAAGGCTGACGCCATGACCATCGGGCGGCGTTAGGTAAGACCAGGAGGCACCTGTCCATTGTGCAATTTTCCCGGTGTTTACAGCCCAGATACCGGTCGCGCCAGTCGGGATCAGATACGTGTCGCCCGCCGAGGGTGCTCCAGGTGCACTGGAGAGTGTCTTCGAGATCACGGCCACCCATCGGCGGCTGCGGGCGTCAGCAGCAAGGCCCAAGATTTGCAAGGCCTGCCAGAGCTGCGTCCAGTCGCCCTCACTCGGAACGAGTCCGGCTTCTGCCACGACCTTCAAGATTTCTTCCTGCGTCATGTTCAGCCACAACGCCGTGACTTCTGTGCCAGCCGCCCCGGCCACAAGGTTCTCATCACGGAAACCGCGACGGCCGCCGCCAATGTCGATAGTGTCAGCGCCATTGATGCGATCCATCAGGCTTCTCCGTAGTTGAAAACGAGTTGGGTGTGAGCGGGCTTGTAGCGGCGCAGCACGCATTCGATGGCAGAGACCTGGAATGATCCAAGCCGATGGCCGGCGCGGCTCGCACCTGCCCGGAAGTCGGTGACCGTGACGAGGCCGGGAATGTTGACCCGCCAGACGAATTGCGATCCCTCCGGCCGCAAACGCTGGCCAGCACGCAACACACCCGCGCGCGATGGCCAGAATTCTTCGACTGTGATGGTGACACCGAGGGCGGCGGCAACCGACACGAAATATGGGATCGACTGCCCGCCTCGGGCCGTCCAGCGCTGGAAGGCGAGCTGGCGGCGCTGCTGGACAGTCAATCCATCCTTGTCGCGTCCGCATGGGTCAGGACCAAGGCAACGCTCGAAATCAGAAAGTAGCTTGTCCGCCAGACGCGGGTCCGTCTCGTTCATCATCGCTTCGGCCGCCGCTTCAGCGTCGGCGATGGCCTCGGCGATCGCGCCGAGGATCACGCGCATGACACCGCCGCGATAGCGGAATGCCCAGCCGATCGGCAGCTTCGAAAACAGGCTTTGAAGGATCGTTGAAGAGGTTCTGGACATGCTTCAAGACCTCCTTAATTCAGCCAGGTGATGGCGGTGGCGACAGGGCAGGCCTTGACGCCGAGCGTGTAACGGGCGGCTGGAATGGTCAGATCATGGGAATATTCGCCGTCTGCGGCCGAGATGGCTTCAGAGATGCGGGACGGTTCGATGGTCGCGCCGATCGGGCTTTCGTTCTGCATGTCGTCCTCGTCGCCGATGGTGGAAATGAAGCGATCGAATGCCGATTGAACCGCTGCCCTGGTCAAAGCGCCGTCAGGGCGAAGGCGAACGCTCACCGGAATGTTGACCAACTCGGCCGCAAGCGGAATGACGCGAGAGGTGACCGGCCGTACGCCCGTCTGACTACCCTGTGCGCCGAGATAGTTGCCGATTGCCGTCAGCTCCAGCTCAGTCGGAACACGCGGCGTGCCGTCATCGTTCTTCAGGGCAATCACGAGGCCTACGGAGCCGCGACCGATCCAGTCTTCCACGACCTTGACGGCGTAAACACTGGCGACTTTGCCGACCCATGCCCGATAGTCCGGCGCAGAGCCGCCCATCGGCGGCTCACGGATACGCTGGAGGTAGCGTTCCTGCACGCTCTCCGGCTCCTCGTCATCAGTGCCGCCAGCGAAGGCGGTCGCGACTGTGACTTTGGAAATTTCGGGAAAGGCTGCGACGGTCGAGAGCTGCACGCCGGTTTCGAGGTTGCCGGTGCTGCCGGCCGTGATGGCTTCAGCCGTGACGGTCACCGTTCCACCGGCCGCAATCGTCCCGCCTGCGGTCGTGACGTAGGTGCTCGACGCTGTTGAGGCGAGCACAATCCCCGAGGCGAGCACTGTGCCGGCAACACCTTCGATGGTAACCGAGCCGATTGCTTTCGTGGCATCGCGAGGATCAGTGCCCCAGATCGAAGCATGCCGCATGATCATCGCTTCGTCATCGGCGCTGTCGGGCATCCATTGCCGCGCCCACCACGATATATGGTCATGGGTTTGGCGGACCTCGGGAGCAACAGCACTCCAGATCACGGCGAACATTCCGTGTGCCGAGCGCACCGCGCGGGAAATCTTCTTCACATCCCCCTGTGGGTAGATGCTCAGCAGGAGTACTTCGGAAACGGCAGCGAGGCGGGAGAAGATCGATTTAGCGGCAGGGACAGGCCAGACCATCACGCCACCTTCCGCGTCAATTCGAGGGTGACATCCTCGACCTGGACACGATAGGCAAGCACGCCCTCGCGCAGCCACCAAACTTCGATTTCCGCTGGCGTGCCGGTTTCGGCTTCCGCCCAGGCAAGCCCCTCGGCAAGATAATACTCGGCGAGCTGGCGCGTGATCTCTGTTTCCTTGGCACGCTCCAGAAGCCACAGCTTGCAGCCAGCCATCTCGCCGGCAGCATTCAAGCCATCGAGAAGCGCACCACGGCGTTCGGAAAAGGAAACGGGCGCAAGGAACTGCGAACGTCCTTCTGGCAGCTCATCATCAGGAGAGGCGCGGCGATCGACGCCGACCGAAAGCAGGATCGGCGTGATCGGGGTTTCGTCGACAACGAGATTGAATTCGTCATCGAGCACCAGATCGCAGCAGCGCCGCGTGGCGTCATAGATCAGGGCAAGGTCGAGAAATCCGGTCATGGCGCGAAATTATCGCGCGCGCGCAACGCTGATCAGGCCCGCAGTAGCGGGCGGTTAGCCGCCTAGTGGCACGTCACTATCGCCAAGGCCCGGCACGACACCCCCATGCTTGTGGGTTTTGTCGATCACCACGCCGTCATGCTTGATGCTGCCGCCATCGACACTCAATCCTGAGGCGTCAAGCGTCATCGTCACGCCGCCAACCTTGAAGGTGATCGAGTTGGCGGCCTGCACCTCAATGCCGCCATTGGCTTTAATGATTATGCGATCGCCGAACTTATTGGAAAGACCGACATCGCCCTTGCTGAGACCTCCCATGCGCTGCGACGGATTGGCAAGCGGCAAGATGACCATATCGCCTTCGTCGCCACCGATCGCCAGTGCCACGCCGACTGCGCCGTCATCGTCTGGGACCGACAGAAACCCGTAGGGATGCATCACTTCGAGATCGTTGCGCCAGACGCCTTCGGCTACCTCGGCCGAGGCCGTCTGCATCTGGCCGTCATCCTTAATGTCCTTCACGGTCACGCGGCGGACGAGGCCGCGCACCTTGTTGACGATCTCGCTCATAGTGCCTCCGCCGTGCCGTCGAGTGGGCCTGAACCCTTTTTTGCGGCCTTGCCCCTGCCGGTCTTGTTGGTCCGGCGCTTGCCGACCGGTTCCTTGTCGAATGCCTCGGCCGAGCAGACCGAAATATCCGTGGTGATTTTATCGGCCTCGGCATATCGCACGGCCGAGATCAGCAGGTCGCGCTCGATGTCGAGGAAAGCATCCGACACGGCAACGACCTGGTTGACCGTCCAAAGCTCGCCGTTCGCTTCGTGTCCCTTGACGGTATAGGTCTGCTCGTCACCTCCGGCGCGAGATGTCCGGTTGCGCCAGTCGGCTTCGTCCTGGGCGCTGTCCGCTCCGGCCTTGCTTCTCGCCAGATGGACTTTGGGCCGGTAGCGCTTGATCTCGCTATCCTCGGCGCGGCCGGTTGCAACGGTTCCCTTACGCTCCCGCTCGCGGGCCGAACCATCGCCATCGTTGCGGCTGTCCGCGCCGATCGGCTCGGCCGTGGCGTCAAGCACAGCAGCGCTACGGGCCTTGCCAGACCGCTCCGACTGGCCGCGCACGACAGTCTTGCTGTGGCGCTTTGCCGTGCTGAAGGACGCACTGACAGCCAAGACGTTACCCGGCAGGCTAATCCCATCGGGTGCACGGGTCTTGCCCGTTCGGGTGATGACGATATTGCCGACACCATCCGAAAGGATGAGAACGCTGCGTTGGCGCGAACCTTTCTCGATCGCGGAAAAGGCGGTCTCGCCGAGATCGATCGAATACCGGTCGAAGGTGTCGCCGGTGTCCACCTCGGTGCGAACCTTCAGCCCGAACGGCTCGGCGATCTTGGCGGCCGCGTCTTCCAGCTTGACGCCCTTCAGCTCGGCTGGACCTTCCGCCAGTGCCGAGCAGTCGATCAAATCGCCGGTCTTGTCGCGGCCTGAGATCGTCACCTCGGCGTTACCGTCGCCGACATCATAGGCGATCTGCTCGACGTGGCCGACAAGCACGGTGCGCTTGCCGATCATGATCTTTGCCTGCATCTGGTTGCGCAGGCGGGGAAGGTTTGCGCCAATGGTGTAAGGCAACGTCGCGGCCGATCGGTAGCCGTCACGAAACGTGAAGCTGAAGCTACCCGAAAAGTCCTTCAGGTCACGGGTGACTTCGCCCGAAGTCCACTGATCATAGGCCACGCCATCGAGAAAGAGCTTGATGCTTTTGGCCATCAGCTGCGCTCCAGAAACTCGACATCGCCGGCAGGCAGTTGCGCCGGGTGCGATGGATCATTGCGGGCAACAAGGTCGGCATAGACCGCTTCCAGCCGGGCGGGCGTATCGCCTGACAGGTGCTGTGCGATCAGCCAGGCGTCAGTATCGCGGCTGACGGACAGGCGACGGACGGAAGGCAGGCGGCCGATTACCTCGTTGAGGTCGGAGACGATGGCAGCGATCAACGATCGTGCGGATGACGACGCGGCCGAGCTGGCGGCCTGCATGGTGTCAGGCGACTGCTGTTCCACCTGGTCGATGAATGAGACGAGAGCCGACGTCATGGCGGCGCGGTAACGGAGCGCCTCCTGTCGCGACACGAAATCCGCATAGGAAGACTGCTCGGCAGAGGCCGCTATGAACTGGCCGGCAGCTCCAGCCAGCAACAACGCATCGATCGCAGACGGTGCCTTGCCCGCTTCCGTCAGCAATCCCGTTGCAATGGAAAGACCGGCGCTCATCAGCGCCTGGGCGCTTGGCTTTGTGGGGGGAACCGTGGTCGCGGGTGCGACGGCCGGAACATCGATCGTCTGCGCTATGACTGACGCGGCCGAGCTGGCCCAAGCATTCAACGCAATGGGCGAGGACGGAGAAGATGCCGCCAGCGCTGAACGTATCTGACTGACGGCCGAGCGGGCATCCGGACGCGCCGCAATCGAATCGGCCATCGACGCGATGACACGACGGCTCCGAATGGACGCCGAGGTGCGGACGGTTGAGATAACCGCCGAGCTGATCAAGGTGGCAAGCGAGGTCACAGCGCTGGTGAAGCTCGATAGCGCCGAGGGCAACAGGCCGCCAGAGAAACCGGATGACGAAGACGACGGCGCGCGCTTGAACCGGGCGGACACCCGGAAGACACGCAGTTCCCGTTCGGAAAAACGGATTTGCGCCGGTTCTTCCCAGATGACCTGCATCGGGCCAAGCCATGGATGAATGAGAAGCGCTGATCCGGGCGTTTCAAAGGCCTTGGACAACAGCTTCGCACGCACACGATAATCGTCACCGACATAAAGCGCCTCAATGCTGATACCTGATGGACCAACACCAAAATCGTCATAGTCGGCCGGATCGACGCCGGGATAGAGGTATTCGAGAACCCGCCGACCGTGGTCGCTGGACACATCGATAATGGAGATCGGAATACCGCGAAAAACACCTGGCAGTAGGCCTTCAGCGGCGTTGAGACTGTCGAGCAGCATCAATCCCTCCCGACGGCAACGCCGGTGTTGATGTTCGACGACGGCGATGTGACGGTCGTGGTCTGGCCCGTGACCTTGCCGGGGCCTTCGATGACAACCTTGGCTTCGGTCTTGACGTTGAGCTGCTGCGGCGCGGCGGGCGCGGTCGGCGACGCCTGCGCCGGAAGTACGGCGTTCTGGTTAGCTGGCATCATGCTGTTGCGGCCAATCGTCGTCATGTTTCGCTGGCCGGAAACGCCTAGCGCGTTCGAAACACTTTCGATGCTAAGGGCGGCCTTCACGCGCTCCAGTGCCGTGGCAACACTGTTCCACGCCTCGGCGATGCCGTCCGGCATAAGTGCGCTCCAATTGATACCGCGGTTGATGGCTTCGACCAGGGACGCAAGTCCTTTCACCACCCACTCGATCGCCCCCGCGACATCTTCAAGTATCTTAAATGCCGCTAAAACGGTCTGGCCGCCGAGGTCTCCGAGGAATTTCATGACGCCCGTAAACATGCCGGACATCTTGCCGCCTTCGCCCAGGCCGACGAGTTCCCGGATTGCCGATCCGAGCCGCATGAAGCCTGTTGCGATTCCGGCGATCGATTTGACGGTGCCGCCGGCAGCTTTGCCGATCGGCTCCAGCCATGGCGCAAATCCGGAGCCAAATTCCTTCATGCCCTGCCACGCCCTGGCGATGCCGCTCAATGCAATATCGAGGCCACGGAAGGCTACGAGCTTGGCATCGTCGATCGTCAGGCCGGAGAGATCGATCTTGAGATCGAGGCCCTCGGCAAAACCGGACATGAGCTTCTTCAGGTTCTGCCAGCCTGCCGTCACGTCATCGAGCGCAGTCCCCAGACCGGCGCGGATGGTCGGGCCGTAGCGGCCAGCGAGGTCGCGGGCAACGCCCATGACCTGGTTACCGATATTGCGCAGCTGTGGAACCGCTGCGGCAGCTTTCTGGCGGACAGTTCCCCAGGCGTCGCCGAGCTGGCCCCACATGCGAGACAGACGCGGCGCGTAGCTCGACCAGTTGCGATAGATGTATAC